TCTGATGTAATTGGTAGTGATGCATCTAGCACAACAGCGCAAAAAAATAACGTAGTTGCTTTCTTTGAGGGAATTAGTGATAGTTCTTCTTATGCAGTATTTGATAACAACTATAAGTACATTTATGATCGTTTTAATGATACTTTCCGTTGGATTCCAACAAATGCTGATGTTGCTGGACTTTGTGTGAATACTGCTACTGTTTCAGAACCCTGGTATTCACCAGCTGGTTTCAACAGAGGCAATATTCGTAATGCTGTTAAGATTGCATTCAACCCAACTAAAGATCAGAGAGATGAACTTTATGCAAAACGTGTAAACCCTATCGTTTCATTCCCTGGTCAAGGAATTGTTCTCTTTGGCGATAAGACCGCACTTCGTAGTCCTTCTGCTTTTGATAGAATTAACGTCCGTCGTCTGTTCCTTATTCTGGAAAGAACAATTAAAGATTTCTCCAAGAATGTTCTGTTTGAATTAAATGATGAAACGACTCGTAATAATTTTACCACCCAGGTAACTAATTATTTGAGTGAAGTACAGGCAAGAAGAGGTATGACTGATTTCCTTGTTGTTGCCGATGCTTCCAATAACACACCAGATGTTATTGATAGAAATGAATTTATTGCTGACATCTATGTAAAACCATCTCGTTCAATTAACTTCATCACCCTGACATTCGTTGCCACACGCACGGGTGTAAGTTTTGACGAAGTAGTTGGTAGAGTTTGATTAACAAAATAAATACTTACAAGGAGTAATCAAACAATGGCAAACTTAAGTTTATTCAAAGAAAAAATTGGTTATGGTATTAGACCAAATCTTTTCATGGTTTCTGTAGCAGATTTAGGTTCTAGTATCAGTGGTATTGCTGCAAGTACTGATGTAAAAGGAACAGATCCAAAGTTTACATTTCTTTGTCGTTCCGCAGGAATCCCAGCTGCTTCTATTGGAACTGTAGAAGTTCCATTTAGAGGAAGAGTAATTAAACTTCCTGGTGACAGAACATTTGAATCATGGACCGTCACTATCATGGCTGACGAAAATATGTCAGTCAGATCATTCTTTGAAAAATGGATGGATCATCTTAACAAGCATGATAACGGTGCTGGTTATACTACCAACTTTGCTGCAACATTAAGAGTTGAGCAATTAGCTAGAGGTACTTCAACAGGAGCAAATACTGCTGATCCTCATAAAGTTATCAAAGAGTATACATTTAAAAATGCATTCCCAACTAATGTATCTCAGATTGATTTGTCCTATGACAACAATAATACCATTGCTGAATATACAGTAGAGTTCCAATACGACTGGTGGGAATCAAAGAATGGTGCTGGAGCAGCGGGTGCTGAAATTAATGGTAGCAGCGGGATCTGATAAATAACTACAGTAAAAAGTAGTTTTATCTCTATACTATGGCAGAATTGTTTGGGTTTTCTTTAGATAAAGATAACGAAAAGAAAAAGAAGCAGCAGGGGTTACTTTCTCCTGTTGCTCCTAATAACGATGATGGGACCGTAACAATCTCCGCTGGGGGTTATTACGGTCAATATGTTGATATTGAGGGTATTTCAAAAAATGAATTTGAGATGATTCGTAAATATCGTGAAGTATCACTGCATCCTGAAGTTGACTCAGCAATTGACGAAGTTGTTAACGAAGCTATTGTAGCAGATGGTGATGATTCCCCAGTGGAAATTGAACTTTCTAATCTGGAAATTAGTGATTCAATCAAAAAAAGAATTCGTGAAGAATTTAAAGAAATTAAAAGACTTTTACAGTTTGACAAAAAATGCTACCAGTTGTTCCGTCGCTGGTACATTGATGGCAGAATGTATTATCATAAAGTAATTGATGTCAACAAACCTACAGAAGGTATTAAAGAACTCCGTTATATTGATCCCCTGAAGATCAAGAAAATGAGGGAGGTCAAGAAACCAGTAACTCCTCCTACTCAGGAACAAGCAAAAGTAGATTTTGGTGATGTAAAAGAATATTATCTGTTTAATCCAAAAGGTATTTTTACTAGTACTTCTACGGTACAAGGTCCTCGTGATCATATGGGAATCAAGATTTCCCTTGATGCTATCACATTTGTTCCTTCAGGTCTGATGGATTTGAACATGAACATTCCTTTATCATATCTTCATAAGGCACTAAAGGCAGTTAACCAACTGAGAATGATTGAAGATTCTCTGGTTATCTATCGTATGTCTCGTGCCCCAGAGCGTAGAATTTTTTACATTGATGTAGGTAATCTACCTAAAGTCAAAGCAGAACAATACCTCAGAGAGGTTATGTCTCGCTATAGAAACAAACTTGTATATGATGCAAGTACAGGCGAGATTCGTGATGACAAGAAATTTATGAGTATGCTTGAAGATTTCTGGTTACCTCGTCGTGAGGGTGGCAGAGGTACGGAAATTACTACACTTCCTGGTGCTCAAAATCTTGGAGAACTGAAGGACGTTGAGTATTTCCTTAAAAAACTTTATAAATCGCTGAACCTCCCTCCATCTCGCGTAGGCGAGGAAAAGGGATTTAGTCTAGGTCGTTCTAATGAAATCCTACGTGATGAACTTAAGTTCATTAAATTTGTGGGCAGACTGCGTAAGCAATTTGCACATTTGTTTAATGATATGTTAAAAACTCAATTAGTTTTAAAAGGTGTCATTACCACAGATGATTGGGAATTTATGGAAGAGCATATTCAATATGACTTCCTATTTGATAATCATTTTACTGAACTGAAAGAAATTGAAATGATTAACGAGCGTTTAAATCTCGTCAATCAAATGCAACCTTTCCTTGGTGTTTATTATTCTAATGATTATATCAAGCGTCAAATTCTGCAACAAACTGAACAGGAAATTATTGATATAGCAAACCAAATTAAGAAAGAAAAAACATCTGGTGAACTTATGGATATTCCTGTTGCACCTGTAGAGCAAGACCCAATGGCACCACCTCCACCTAAAAATGGACCCAAAGAAACTAAAACAAAAGATTCTTTGAAAGCACAAACGCCAAAAAAAATTAACAATAAAGAGTTAGAAAACTAAATAATTAACACATCCACAATATAACTATGTCTGTTACTAAAGAATTAATTGATAAAATTGTCTCTGGACAAAACTCTGATGCTGCTGATGAAGTGATTGATCTACTCTATCAAAAATCTGTAGAGCAACTTGATCGTTATAAGAAGGAGTATGCATCACAACTGATGAATTCTGCAGAAGAATCTGAAGAAGAAACTGAGGAAGAACCCACCGAAGAAAACCAATGAAACTTATTGTAGAACACATTGAGGACATTCAGTTCCTCACAGAAGAGAAGGACGGAAAAGAATATACATATATTCAGGGAGTATTCCTGCAGGGGGATATTAAGAACCGTAATGGTCGTGTATATCCTATGCCTGTTCTCCAGCGTGAGGTAACTAACTATAATTCAAATTATATTGAAAAATCTCGTGCTCTCGGTGAACTAGGTCACCCTGATGGACCCACTATTAATCTTGATAGAGTATCTCATAAAATTGTAGAACTTTATCAAGATGGTTCCAACTTCATCGGCAAAGCAAAATTACTTGAAACCCCGATGGGTAGTATTGCCAAGAACCTTCTGCGTGAAGGTGTTCAACTAGGAGTTTCTTCTAGAGGTGTTGGCAGTTTGGAATCTAAAGGTGGTTCTAATTATGTTCGTGATGATTTTATGCTCACTACTGCTGCAGATATTGTAGCAGATCCTTCTGCTCCAGATGCTTTTGTAAATGGAATCATGGAAGGAAAGGAGTGGGTATGGGATAATGGTCTTCTTAAAGAAGCTGAAATTCAAAGAGTTAAAGAAGAGTTAGATAGAGTTTCACGCAATCAACTTGAGGGCAAAATCCTTGAGTCGTTTGAAAAACTTCTGTTTAACTTATAAAATTAATAAATAAGTATTAGAAAATCAAAGTATCCGTAGGGGTAATTTTAATGGCAAATTCGTTAAACGAGAAA